TTTTTTGTACTGGACATCATTTTCATCCACAACAATGTAACTATTTCGAAATACATTCGTATCATCGTTGTCTTGCCATCTAGCTTGAATAGTGGTTCTATCATTGTTTGTAAATCTTGCAGAAATAAAAGTGTGATTATCCATATTAGAACCTGTAAATTTTTAAAGTATAAGTTGTGTTTGTCTCAGATGCGCCAGTAGGTAATCTCTGTGATTTATACGAATCGTTGTCTTGATCATTAATTCTAACTTGTGATGCAAGAGTTGTGTTGACCATTGCAGTTCCCATAGTTGCTTTTGTTATATATGAAGGAATTGTATAGGTGTCTGTACCAGTGGCTTCCACTTCATATCTAACTCTATGACCAGTTTCATTGACCGATATGTATCCAAGGAGTGTTCCTAAAAATGTATCCCATTCTGCGGCAGTGTATCTTTTAAAATCTGTGCCTGTCCAATACAAAGGACGGTCGAAAGAATTAGCTGTCTCTTCGTCCTTTCTCCAAAGATAATAGGACTCGATATCAACAGGTTTATCTCTACTAGATAATGTCAGAATATCCATTTCTGTGGTACTTGTAACTCCACCATGAATTGATTTATTAAACTGTTGATCAGTAAAAATTGGTGATGCATTTAATAGTGTGTGATCTGCATAAGTTGTGTCATTTGTTGAAATACTGTACAATCCACCTCGATCAGTGCCATCAACTAAATTAGAAACAATCTGATCAACAAAAGTATCTACGACATCTTGGTAACTCATAATCTGAAAATCACCAGACGATGTTCTGTAAACCGGATAGTTTAATCCTGTGATACTGAATGTTCCAGTTGATTGGTTAATGTAATCCCAATCAGTTGACGCACCTTCATCAACGGTATCTCCTAAAGTTGCAGTATTGTTTGAAAATGAAGTAGCATTACTGATTTCCACACTAGCAATATCACGAGTGTCTTGAATTCTTCTTAAATTACCAGCTGCTTGATATGATAGATCAGTTCCACGATATGCAGTCTTACCCCATAACTTAGTGCCATAATCTTGTTGATCAGATAACTGAGACGAGGAAACCTTTCTTAGATTTCCAGAACTGTAGTAGAGCGGATGTACCACAGCCATAATTACGAACCTGGACTATAAAGTGTTTTTAAGACTGTTCCGTCTGAATCAAGAATCTGTAATGATACCACTGAGTTAAATTTAGATGAGGTCAGAGTATTATTTGCCATCATAGCATTAGTCACACCAAGCAAACTAATATTGTATGTACCAACAGAATCATAATCAAGTCCAGCTCCTGCACTAAAGTTGTAAGTACTATTAAATGCAATTGTACCAGATGCAGAATCGTATGACAAGAAAAATCCTGTGTGGGAGTCTGTTGCGTCAACAACAATACCTCCACGAGCAATTGCAATAATTTCCGCAGATTCATCAAAACGATTAACAATACTTCTTACGGTATTAATTGCAGCAACAACATTAGCATCACCAGTAACAAGTGTAGAGACATCTCCAAGATCACCGGATATCGTATTTGTTTTGGTAACCAGTGTAGAAACTGGATCCGATAGATTAATCGTTGTTACGGCCATCTGTTACCTCTAAAATTTTATGTAAAAGAGTCTTAATCTCGTTCATGTCTTTTTCCAGATTATCAACTCTTTCCTGCTCTTTTTTCCAAGCCTTTTTGCGTTTTCTTGCTTCTTTAATTTCTTTACTATTTATATTCAATATCGCACCAGAACCTTTGTCACGGACTAGACCTGGATGACCTTTCACATTTGCAAATTTACTCATATTATACTACCAAAGCAATAGTTCTCAAATCCTTAATTCTTGGAATCTTCGATGTGTTAGTTGATGTCATCACAATCTTAACTTGGAATTGTGTAAATGGAGACAAGTTACCACCAATACCACCAACAAGATACGTATACTCTCTAAAGACAGTTGGATCTGCATCTGGCGGAATAATAGACTCTTTTGATACTGAAGTCCAAGCCTTATCCGTAATAACTTCATCACCAGACGAAACTCTCCAATAAACAACAAAGTCTGCTTCTGTTGGTCTGTTTGCCGCAAGGATGATCTTTAAACCAACCGCTTGTTCTGCAAGAACAACAGGTTTACTAATGTGTTTTGATGCAGACGATCCATCTTGTGGATCTGTTTCTGCAACATATACTAATGGAACATTATAACCAGTGGTTGCAGCTGAATCTTGTTTATCAATTACGTTTTCTGTCGCAGAGATCGATACACGTTGCAAGTCAATCAAAGGAGAAACTGCAGAGTCGTCTGTAAACAATCCAAATTGCACAGTTGCAGATTTTTCTCCAGCAAGAGTTGCATTATTTTCATTCTTAACAGTTGCAATCAATTGTGGACCATCATTATAAATGTATTGGTTTGGATTGATATTTGTATAGGAAGAAGGTTTTACATAACCTCCAGAAGTCGATGTATTTCTTCCGTTCGCAAACGAAAGACCAGTGATCATTTTAATTCCAGTTGCAATAGTGGTGTCTAATGGTTTAATGTTTGCTGCATTGACAATATATTCATTTATCATCACTTGATCACTTACCTTTACAGTAGTACCACCAATACTAATTGTTGCATTCGCAATACTATCAGCCTCAAATGTATACCCTGTCCAATCGACGCTTGTGATTTGCCTTTCACCCATTATATCTGAACCATCGATATTCGCATATTTTGTTGCAGAGTCTAGTCCAGTAATTGCAACATAATCATCTTTAATGAATCCATGATTTAGATGTGATACACGAATAGTGGCGTCACTACTTGTCATGTTCAATGGGTTTTCACTTAACAGTCGTTTTGGTGGTTCATTGTTTTCTAGATAAACATTCTTCGTCACACTAGTAGTAAAACTTGCACGATATAATTTCATCACTAAGTCAACACCATAGTCTGGTGTCCACATAGAACCAGATTGAGCATGGAATAAACGTCCAAGTCCAGACTGTCTAATTAGTCGTCTGTCAGTAGTACCAACTAAAAACTCATATGTCCTACCTATATACAGTTCATACTCATCAGAGTTTGACCAAAGAGTAACCGCATATTCTTTTCCTGGCGATAAAAACATTGGTTCTTCGAACGCAAAATTAGTTGCTGCAGCTGCAATATCAGTCAGACTATTTACATCTAATGGCACATTCACATCTGCCGCAGCTTTAAAAACTGCACTACCTGGGTAAGGAACCTCATTGGGAATATCGTTTTCAACTCCCATAATCTCTAGGCGAACAGGATAACCTCCAGATGCAGGCGCAGATTTAAAAAATATATCAACAGATGTCAAATACATTCCGTTTTTATATTGATTCTTATCTATGTAAAATGTTTGTGCTAATGGTTTCATTGAATAACCTATTTCCTAATTAACAACCGCCTGGTCCTGGTGGATCACCCCAACTACCTGATCCAGATGGTTCGGTACGACCACCACCACCACTGTATCCATCGCCATCTCCACCAGAAGACGATGGTGGTGGTGGAAGTACATATGTCGCCAAGTCAACGTATCTTGTAGACTCAAATGTCTTTTGAGTAACTTCGATAATACCAGCAGAACTAAAGTTGGTAATTGCACCAGAACTAACTTCTGTATCATTATTACCATCAGTAATATCAATCAACTTAAACAAAACAGTACCAACATGGAACCTAAATGATTCAGTAGAAGGTATTACAAATGATCCTATGATATCACCATACTGATCCGAAATTAATTGAGTCGGGCCGTCTGGATGTTGAGTTGCTGTTTCTAATGTATTACCATAATCTATTGGATCTTCTGAATAAGTCTTATATGATGTTTCTTCACGAACCCAATTTGCAACAGAAATACCATTAAAGAATGCAAAGTGTTGTGCATTTGGTCTTAGTCCAGACGCTTTAAAGTAAATCTTAATAGAACGCATATATGGAATATCTATCTTTTGAATTACTTTTTCATCGATTTGTTCTGTTACAGTTTCAGTTCCAGTAATAACATATTCATTATCACCATACCATTGATACTTTGGATCACCTCTCTTCTTAACCGACACCTTTCCACTAATTTCAGCAACTTCGCCCAAATCAATAATGATATCTGGAGCCCATTGTACTTCATACCACTCATCAGATGCAGGAGAAATAGTCATTCTACCAGTGTTTAAAATCACATTATGTTCATTTACTTTCATTACATTAGTTGGATATACAAAATCAACGTATGTCTTTTCTGTATATGGTAACATCAAATTGTCACCCTTACGAATAACATCTGATGTGAGATTCAGAGAAGATGCTGAATCGTAAATCAATCTAACATTTTTTTCTATAAGAGTAGGAGTAACTTCGTTTTTACCTTGATCAATTGCGGCTCTGTAAGATGTATTATTAGTATCAGAGAACGCATAGTTAGAGAAGTTATCAACCAAGAAACCGGCTTTAGTTCTTGCATTGCCAGCAGAATCATACACTTCGATTGTTGATGTACTTGTCTCCAACAAACTTAATGCAGTGATTTCTTGAATATTATTGATTCGTTTTTCAAGTTTATAAATATCTTTCATAGTATATCGACGATTATCAATATACTCAATCTTAACATCATTACGACCCAATGTATATGGATTCAAAGAAAGATTAAATAAACTCAAATGACCTGTAGTTGCTTCCGGTAGTTGCGGTTCAATATTACTATATCCCTTTGTTAAGAATATAGAACCATACTTTTCATTTGTATCCTTTGTCTTGATACCAACCGTAATCTTATCTTTTCTTGGAAGATAGTATTCAACATCAGCACGAATTGTGTCTGTGTTTTGTGGTAAAAGATTAATAATACCACCACCAGTATTATATTCCCCTGTTGTTCCTTGTACTGGTCTAAAGTCAAAAACATCTCTTAATGATACAGTTTCATTATTTGACTTAGTGTAACTAGGAATATTTTCATAGTCCAACTGACCAGCATAAGAAGTTACATTGAAGAAGTTACCAGATGCACTATGAGAAAATCTTCTATACTTAAAGAAAATATCTCCACTAGGAATTGTGACACCCGGCTTTGCAATCAAACGTCCTTTCGCATAGAAGTTATCACGTTGACCGTTATCAAATGTAAAGTTAGATCTAATACTATTTCCATCTGAATCATTAACTTTAATTGCTTGGACTTCGTAAATGTCTGCATACCCAATATCAATCCACTTAAGACCGTTTCCATCAGAGTCAGCCTGTGTTGGCCATGCAATGGTGCTGTCTTGTGCGGATTGTAAAGTCTTTGTTCGAATTGAAGTATTATTACTATTCAATGCAACTTTTGCGATAACTTCATAATCACCGTTTGCAATACCAGATACATCAACGGTGTAGTAATTGGTGCCTGGAGTATATGTTGCATTCGTAACAATTGAACCAGTAGTGGTTGCCAATACCCAATCACCAAGATCTTCAAAGACATCTTGATTTGGTGTGACACCACCAGCAGTTAATGTAACAGCAGATCCAGAATATGTAAAGGTGAATTTCTTAACAATACTAAGTGAAACATCACTCACACCAGTAAGTGTTGGACGGCCCCCTGGAAGATTAAAGAGTAGTGAATTATTTGCAGTACTCTTAAGAACAGCAATTCCATCTTCTAATCGAATATTCACATAATCTGTTGTGTTATTACCGATACTAACAACATCACGGAAACTGTTATTACCCATTTGAATATCAAACAAGTAATAGTTAATCGCACCAAAAAACCCTTCTTCGACCGCACGAATCCTTGCAGTCCCTAATGAGTCACCAGTATATGCAGCACCACCCATCAAATCTACTTTATCAAAAGTATCAATGTCTGGTAATCCTAATGAACTATCGATATTTGCCTCGATATAGTTTCCGTATTGGGCAACGATGGCTTGGTTGTTTGCAACATAAGTATCTCTTGCTTTTGGAATCGTTATCAATTGTGGAGGTGTGTCCAAACGATATCCATCTACGTATGCAGTCCCTCGACTGAGTTCAAGATAGAAATTTGAATCGTTATTTTCTATATCTACTAATTTTGCAGTGTAGTTATTAACAACATAATTACCAGATTCTTCTTTAGTTCTTAAGGCCATCAGATCATAAATTGCATTATAACCATCTGTCCTTTCCGCAAGGTCAACAATCTTACCCTTGTCTAATTTTGCAGTGTATACGTAGTTGTTATTGACATCCTCAGTTTCTGGAATTACTGTAAGAGACAATACGATTTGAAGTCTGTGAGCGCCAGGAGCTGCAATATTGGGAGATGCACCTTGGTTATCATAGAGGGCATCATTATCAGTTTCGGTGATCACATTTTGAGTAATCTTAAATCCAAGATCACAAGTTACACCTGTGGTATATTTTGAGATGAAAATGGTTTGTGCTTTTACAAATACAAAGTGTCCTTGAACAAAATATTCACCAGACCCTACTGATCCTTTAGTGCCTCGTCCAGTTGATTCTACTGTAAAACTCCAAAGGCCTGTGGTCAAAACATCAGCAACACGAACCGTAATTTGAGTATCATTTGCAGTTGCGGCAGTTGTATCGGTGTATGTCACATAAAGAGTAATCGGATCACCATTTTCAGCCGCAATGGCTTCTTCAACTCTTACTTTAATTGCAGGACCACCAGAAGTAACAGTAAATGTTTTTCCAACAATGTCAGATAATGTAGACCCACTTGGAATGGTAATACTAGAAACTTTAATGTAACTTGGGTTAGTGATTTGTACTCCACCTGGTCTTACTGGAGCACCTTCCACAAAGATATTACGACCAAATCTCGCCATCTCTTCTTGTATGATGGTTTGCATCTGTGTAAGTTCACGAGCTTGTAATGCACGTCCAGAATTAAACAGAATACGATAATACTGATCACTATCTTTATAGTCATCTTTGTATGTCGTAGAAAAGGTATTTGAGGTTAAGGTAGATGCCATGATTTTATACCGTGATTACAATTTTAATATCTTCGGTTTGAACCGCCGACCGTGTGATCTTTGCTCTATTCTCAATATATAGAACTTCACCAGAATATGGATCTAAAACACTAAACTTTTGAGCGCTGTCAACAAGTGCAGTAGTACCACTACTATCTTCGATATTCTCTCCATCAGTAAATAATGAGAAACCACTGTTTTCATTTTGATGGTAGTAAACTCTACTACTGTCAATATCATTTACGAATGCAATTGCACCAGAAGATTGACCAGTTACTCTATCTCCAGACGCAATTCCATGAGAAGTTAAGTTCATTTTTAAATATTTAAGAGCCCTTCCTGTAGTGTTAGAATATATTGCATCACTATCATAAATTTCTGGATTTTTAATCAGAGTAATTTGTCTGAATGGGATTTCAATGTCTGTAATGAAATCTCCATTTTCTTCTCCAGATGGTTTGGTGTTAAACATTAATGATTTTACTTTTAAATCATCAAGGGCGTTTGCACCGATACCATTAATCGGCCCAATAATTGGTCTTAATGCTGCCGCAGTTGTAGGGGATCCACCAGACACACTTGCACTTGCATAATTGTATGCTGAACCCATTCCAGCTGATTCATTATTCATTTCAACTTTTACAACTGTTCCACCAGAAATTGTTGCAGTTGCAACTGCATTCTGTCCGTTACCGTTAATTGTCACAGTAGGTGCAGAGGAATAACCAGTACCACCACTTACAACTTCAATACCGACTATCTGACCCGCCGTTGCAGCATCTTGAATTCCTTTCTGTTGAACCTGAAAACCATCACCACCCGCACCTTGAATTACCTCAATAGGCATCCACCCAGCGGAGAGGAATGCGGATGATTTTGTAGCAGAAAGTGCATACAAAAACTTCCAACGATAACCATCAGAAGTTTCAAATGACTGTACATCAGAAACACCAGCGGTAGTATAACTTGGTTTTACAATTGATGGGTTGGCTGCACCAGTTGCGTCTCTACCCTTTTGCAAACAAATGTAAACTTCATTGTCCTCAGTCAACACATAGTATTTGTTATCGTCAATATCTACAGTTGTGTCACTGAATGCAGGATAAATTGTACCAGAAGACCAGTTATTACGAGGAATAACAAATGAAGCATTTGTAACTTTTTTTACAGATTGCATGTTATTACGAGCTTCTAGTTCAGTACGATATGTTGCAGTTGGGTTTACCAATGTATCATTGTTTGGATACGCATCTGACTTACCGATTCCGATATAGAACTCGTGAGAATCACCACTCGTATTCACTTCGGTCAGAAATGTATTTGCAATATTTTTTCTTAATGCATCAGTTATAATTGCTGCCATTTTAATTCCCTATTAAGATACCGTAACTCGTGCTGAATCCCAACCAGTCAAATACCAGTTTGTGCCATCCCATATACAATTTGCCGCACCGTATTGTGTCATGGCAAATGATGTTCCTTGTGCAAAATTATCAGGAGTTACCGTAGCTGTTCCTGCTCCTTTATTTGTGAAAATTCTAAATTCACCAACTGTTGTTCCATCATTCAATCCAACCGCAAGAGCAGAACCAGAATTACAAACTATATATGATACTTCATCTGAAGCATCTCCACTTGCGGTAATTGTAGAAGTTAGGTATGCAACTTTATCAAATCTTACAGAACCAGTTCCCTTTGAGTTAATATTTAAATTAACATGTGTATTATCACCTGTTGCAGCAATAATTGGAGGATTACCAGTTGCCGAGTTTGTAAACGTAACTTGATTCACCGCACTTACTACAGAGGTGAATTTAATAAATTCATTACCAGCTGAATCAGTTAATCGATCACCGATCTTGGGAGCAACAATTAAAGGATTTTTAATTGTCTTATTTGTCAGAGTATCTGATGTTGCCCTACCCACCAAAGTATCTGTTGACGTTGGTAGAGTTAATGTACCACTGTTAATAATTTCATTAATTGACGGAGAAGTCAATGTTTTATTTGTAAGAGTCTGCGTTGCAGTATCAATTACAATATTACCAGAAGCATCGGGTAACAATACAGTTCTATTTGCAGTAGGAGCTGGATTTGCACTTAACAAATATTGATACGATCCTAGATCAAGGGTGACACCTGTACCTGTAATACTTACATAAGGCGATAAAACATCACTGTCTCCACCAAACTTTTGATAGATCTCTACAAAGTTTTCATTGATCTTTTCTGCCGCTTGACGGAGAGTATCCCCCGTCCCGTCATTTGCAGATGATCCTGTTGCGATTGTTTGCCTTGTCATAGCACACCTTTAAAATTTATAACTTTATTTATATCAAATTGCAGAGTCACTGAGATATCTTGTAAACATTGTGTTATCCATTGTTTCAACAGTGATAGTTGTATCTGGTCCAACCACATCTGCACTATCATCGAACGTGAATGAGTTCGGTGTAAGAATCTGTTTAATATCATCATAGAATCCATCAAGTTCAGCAGCAGTAAGATCTTGATAGACATCAATGGTTTGATCAAGAAAAACTCTAATATCTTGTCCATTTGAATCAATAATACCAGTAATCTGAGCAAATGAAGAGACTGACTGCATATCCACTTCTCCAGTCAACTGTGGACCAATTACAATGTTACCCCTAATCTCATCTGAATCAACACCACTTTGTGCAGAATCAGAAAGATTTGAGCTCGTCTCTGCAAGAACCTCACCTTCAAAATAAAATCCAGCAGGATGCACAAACTTCTTATACAGATTTTGATAGTCTGCAACCGAAATACCAGCCTTGATTAAGATAGAAAATACTTGATATCTTCGATTGTCTTGTATAAATTTTTGTGAATCAAATCCTATTCTGTGTGAAAGGTATGTATTATCTTTATCATTGATAGTAAACATCTTTACCTTTGGATATTCAATTGTCACTTCTTCATTAAAAAATGATTTAAAGAATCCTTCAGCAGAAAGTATCGTACCTTTAGAACGATAGAAATCAGAAAGGAGTTTTGTCATCAATCTGGGATTATCAAAAAACGCAGAGGACTGTAATCCATTTCCAATTTCTTTAATCAACTGATCTAAATTTTCTTCACTTGTTTGATCAATATCTCTTGCTG